TACATCTACAGAAAAAAGAAAAATATTTTCTAGCTAATTCCTTTATTTTATAAGGGTTTCAAAAATAATTTGTTAAAAAATGTAAAAAATGTGCATAAGCTATTGCATATATGAAAATGTTAGTTACCTTTGTAAGGTCAATAAGGCACAAAACCCATAAAAAAAATGATTATGAAAACGAGAGAAATTAGAATTGAAAGAACTTCCAGCTACGGGCATTACAGAGTAACTGGAGTAGTGGAAGGTACAGAAGTATCTTGCATCACTACCAATAGCGAGGCATTTGATTACCTTAATGATGATGAGGATGCTGAGAAACAAGCTGAAGCTCAAGCTCATTGTGAGATGATTTTAGAATTAACCTACGAAAATTTATAATTATGAAAGATCCTTACCTAAACAGCTTACTCAGCTTTATCGTATTAGTCGGCATGACAGCCGTAATGTATTACTCTTTAATTTTTTCGATATGTGGATCAATATAACAGACGACAGTATAAGAAATGAATTTCAAGCTGAATTCGAAATCTATGATTATTCTGGAGAATTTAAATTCAGAATGTACAGAGATCAGAGCTTTGAAATCTATGATGTGGAGGCAGTTACATCTGAAGGTGATGAATATACCTTGAATGATGTACAGATGGAAGGCCTATACTATTGGCTCCAGGAGCTAATCTATGACCAACGTATCCAATACGACAATGGCTCTGGCGTACATGAGTGGGATGAACACTGGACGTGCGGCCTATGAATTTATACGAAATGGCCAGATGGTGGCGGAAGCAGAGCCTACCCCATGACAGGGGTGGCTCCTTTGATATCGAATTATATTTACAAATTTTAAAAACTAAGTACGAATGTTTAGATTGTTATACTATGCAGGCGGAAGCCTCAGAGAAAGTTACGACTTCCCCACAGAAGCACTTGCCAACTGGAAAGCCAGAGAGCTCTATAGATTAGGCACTCATAGATTAGGACATTTTATAATTGAGAAAATATGAAAAAAATATTAATAGCTTGCGAAGAAAGTCAAGCGGTTACGATAGAATTTAGAAAATTAGGATTTCAAGCATACAGTTGTGATTTATTACCATGTACAGGAGGGTATCCTGAATGGCATTTTCAAAATGATGTTATTCCTTTATTGAATGAAAAATGGGATTTAATCATTGCGTTTCCTCCATGTACTGATTTAGCTGCATCAGGTGCTAGGCATTTTGAAAAAAAAAGAGCTAACGGAACACAACAAAAATCAATTGAATTTTTTATGGAATTTGTAAATGCAAAATGTGATAAAATAGCAATTGAAAACCCTATAGGTATAATGAGTAAAATATATCGCAAACCAGATCAAATTATACAGCCGTATCAATTTGGTGATAAAGCTCAAAAAAGCACCTGTTTATGGCTTAAAAATTTACCTAAACTTGAGCATACTGATATAGTAGATAAAGGAGAATTTTTTGAATGGAAAGATGGAAAAACAGGTAAATTAAAAAAACAGCCAATGTGGTATTATAAGGCATTATTAAATTCAAAAACACCGGAACAAAGAAGAACACTAAGAAGTAAAACATTTCCAGGAATAGCTAAAGCAATGGCTGTGCAATGGGGATCAATAATTTAAAAGCTATGAACGAAGAGAGATACAAACTAGCAACAGATCTAAACCAGGATATAATTGATATCATTGAGGAGTATCAATTGAATGTACCTAAGAGAACACCAGAGATAGCATTCAAGCGTTTTTTCTTGTACAATTTCCTGCATAAACGCAGGCACCTATCCACCACAATGATCGGCAGGATGTTTGGCAAAAACCATGCTAGTGTAATTCACGGCATACGGGAGCATGAATACTGGTGGAAGAAAAAAGACCCTTATTACCTCAGGGCTGTCTATCCATTGCCTGAGCTTATTAGCCACAGCAGAGAGGATGTTAATAGCTATGATGTGAAGGTCATGCACCTGGATGACCAGGAGGTAAAGCTCACCATTACGGGAGTATTTTCTCCAAAGATGTTAACATCTATTGAACAAGTCATGCAACGTGAGGAAATTGGCCGTATATTTACCCCATCATAATTATAATGTGGGTTATAATTGAAGGGAGTCAAGGCTCCCTTTTTTTGTCATGACAGCATGACGATGTGCCAATTCTCTTTATATACCCCCCTTAAGATATGAGTAACTTTTTTTTTAAAACTTTTGCAAATTTATCGTCATATCGTCATGAAATCGCTGAAACGTAATCCTGTATTGAGTTTTAGCCATGACGATAAAAAAAAATTATCGACATTTGTCGGCAGTATTGTGTCATTAATTATATTTGTACCCTATGTATAACCCCACTATAAGCGTATTCCGAAGCCTATTTAATAGTAAGGAAACACCATTTAAGCTCACAGCTCTAGAAGTATTCAACAGGATAAAGCAAGGCAATCCTGATATCATTACCAAAATTAAAAGGGTAAGAGCTGGAGATCCTGAGAGTAAAAACCAGCTAATGGCCATTATGTTTAATGGCACCTTCAATGAACGGAAGGATGATGGCCTGGTTAATCATTCAGGGCTTTGCATCCTGGACTTTGATAAGTACCCTAATGAGAAGGTACAGCAGGAGGAACGTAAACGGCTCATGGAGTGCCCGTATGTATATATGTTATTTACCTCCCCATCTGGTAATGGGCTGAAGGTAGTCATTAGGATACCAGAATCAGATAAGTTTGAGCACAAAAGGAGGTTCAAAGCATTCGAGCAGTATATACAAAGTGATTATTTTGATACGGCCAATAGTAATGTAAGCCGTGTATGTTTTGAATCGTATGATCCAGAGGCATACCTTAATGAATTCTGCGAGGTATATACAGGAATATCTGAGGATGTGGGATATCATGTATCTGAGAAGCTCCCAGTATTGGCCATTACTAATGAGGATAGGATCATTGACCTCATTATGCGGTTTGATCATGGTATATTTGAGCATGGCAGGAATAACTGGATATATAAGGTAGCCTGTTGCATGGCTGAGTATGGAGTGGATGAGTATGCTGCTAAGGATTACCTCCAACAATATCAACAGGAGGGCTTTACCTTGCATGAAATAATGGTTACCATTGGGAGCGCATACAGAAAGGCACCTTTTGGCACCAGGTATTTTGAGGATAATAGCACGGTAAAGAAAGTAAAGATAAAGCTACAGGATGGAATCTCTGAGGATGAGATACAAAAGCAGTTAGGAGTTAATGGCGGGATAATTGACAGCGTAAAGAAAGAGGTGCAGAATGTGGACGATGTATTTTGGCAGAATGATGGAAAGAAAGTAACCATTCTACCCCATGACTATGCCAAATTTCTGCATAAACATGGGTTTGCAAAGTACTATCCAGAAAGGAGTAATAAGCCTACCTATGTATACATTCAAGAAAACAAGGTACAGGAGAGCTCGGTGGAGCTGATTAAGGATTTTGTCCTGAAATACCTGCTAAGTAAGGATGAACTGGATGTATATAACCATTGTGCCAAGAGTGCTCAGCTCTTTACAGAAAGCCATCTCAATATGCTGGAAAGTATTAACATGAAAATACTCCAGGATAGCAGGGATGTATCATATATCCCATTCCTTAATGGAGTGGTAAGGGTAACTAAGGACCAGATAGACCTACTCAGTTACATTGATATTGATGGATATATCTGGCATGAGCAAATCATTAAAAGAAACTTTACCCGATTAGATACTCATGCTAATAATTTTCAGGATTTTGTACATAAGGTAAGCAATCAGGATCAGGATAGGATTAAAGCAATGGAAAGCACCCTAGGGTATCTTATCCATACGTTCAAAGATAAGACAGATCAGAAAGCAATCATTTTTAATGATCAGGAGATCGATGATAACCCCAACGGAGGGAGTGGTAAATCATTGATGCTAACGGCCATCGGTAACATCCGTAAAATTATAAAGATAGATGGAAAGGCATACAACCCCTCAAAGAATGATTTTGTATATCAGAGGGTAAATCTAGATACCCAGGTGCTGGCCTTTGATGATGTGAGAAAACATTTTGATTTTGAGCAGTTATTTAGCCTTATCACTGAGGGCATCCCAGTCAACAGGAAAAATAAGGATGAGATCTATATACCATTCGAGCGAAGCCCTAAGATAGTTATCACTACCAACTATGTTATTAGTGGATCTGGCACCTCACATGACAGGAGAAGGCACGAAATAGAGTTTTTCCAGTACTTCAATAGCCAACGCAACCCACAGGATGAATATGGTAGGTTATTATTCGATGAATGGACAGCCTCAGAGTGGACAGCATTCGACAATTATATGCTAAATAACCTACAGATGTACCTACAGAATGGCCTATTAAAGAGTAAATCAATCAATGCGGATGCTAAGAGATTTATACAGAGCACCTGTAAGGAATTCTATGATTTCGTGATGGATGGCAACATCGGGCTAGGCACCAGGCATTACAATAAGAGCTCAATTGAGAGCTTCCAGGAGGATACTAATGGCTTTAAGGATATAGATAGCAGAAAGTATTTAAAATGGGTAGCTTCATGGGCCACATATAAAGGTTATAAATTTGTAAAAAATAGGGATCAGCACGGCAGATTCTTTGAAATAACAGCAGAATGATATGAAAAAAATTAATTCTTTAAGCGGCGGTAAAACGTCAAGTTATTTAGCGGTTCATTACCCCGCTGATTATAATATTTTCGCATTGGTAAGAACTAACGACAAATCTTGTATTTTCCCCGACGCTAAATTAAGACAAGTTGTTAGCGATAGGATAGGACACGAATTTATAGGAACTTTGGAAGAAGACGAAATAATATACACGATGTTAGACCTTGAACAATTTTTAGGAAAGGAAATAATTTGGTTAAGTGACACGACTTTTGAAGATGTTATTAATAAGAAAAACGGTTATTTACCAAGTTTGATGGTTCGTTATTGCACCACTATAATGAAAGTTGAACCCATAGCGCAATGGTGTTACGAAAACACGGAGTTACCCGTAGAAATGAGAATAGGTTTTAGGGCAAATGAATTCGGAAGGGCTGCAAAATTAATCGAAAGAGAAACAAAGGGCTTTGAAAATTTTAAATTTAAAGTAGGAGAAAAGAACGGGCGCAATCAATGGAAAGAATTACCATATAGAAAATGTAGGTTTCCCCTTATTGAAAACCGAATATTCAAAGATACAATAGAATTGTTTTGGAAAGATAAGCCCGTAAGATTTGCAAAACGAAATAATTGCGTAGGGTGTTTTCATAGAAATGAATTACTTTTAAATCATTTATCAGTTACCCAAGAAAATAAATTTGATTGGTTTATAAGACAAGAACAAATTAACGGGAATACATTTAAAAAAGGTATTACTTACGAAAAGATAAAAAAATACAAGTTACAAATGGATTTATTCGATTCAGATTTTAGCGAATGCGATTCTGGATACTGCGGATTATAAAATTAAAATATGAAAAAAGAACATAAAAACAGGCTCCATGAGCTGAAGGTAGAGAGGTATTCAATAACGCATCCTAGCATACCACCTAATTATATTGCTAAAACAGAGTATAAACCTGCAACGGCCAACGGCCTAACTAGGGCCATTTGCGACTGGATAAACCTGCATGGGTATCAGGCAGAAAGGATAAATACAATGGGTACTGCTAGAGAGAAAAAAACAACGGGAGGCAAAGTGATAGGAGTAACCTGGACCAGAGGAACCAGTACAGCAGGCTCTGCCGATATCTCAGCTACTATTAAGGGTAGAAGTGTTAAAATTGAGGTAAAGATTGGCCGAGATAGGCAGTCAGAAGCTCAGAAGAGATACCAAGAAATGATAGAGAGAGCAGGAGGTACTTACTATATTGCTAGGGATTTTGATGAATTTGTAGAATTTTATCATGATTTTGTAAATAGTAATTAAATTTTTGTATATTTGTATAAATTAAAACCCTATAATTATGGCAACTACAAGAAAAGCAGCCGAGCAAACGGCACCTGAGGTAAGCCTCAACATCTACCAGAAACTACATCTGGCTAAGCAGTCAATGGGTAAGGTCATTAAGAATGCGACCAATCCACATTTGAAACGTAACTATGCCGATATCAATAGCATCATTGATACCGTGGAGCCTATTCTACTGGATCATGGCCTGCTATTGATACAGCCTGTGAAGGATGATAAGGTATATACTATAGTAGTGGATGTAGAGAATGGTGATAGATTTGAATCATTCATGACTTTACCTCCAATTACTGATGCACAAAAGCTAGGAGGTGCCATTACTTACTTCCGTAGATATACGCTAGTATCTTTACTATCCCTGCAGGCAGTGGATGATGATGGTCATGAGGCTTCCAGAGCTCCCAAGGCAAAGCCATCCCTGGATGCTGATAAGTTTAACAAGGCACTCAAGGCAATTGCAGATGGCAGATATTCAGTTGATGAGCTGAAAGCTACCTATTCACTAACTAAAGAGCAGGAGGCACAGCTATGAAATTCAGAGCATCATCACTAGGTAAGCTAATGACCTCCTCCAGAACTAAGGGGGAGGCATTAAGCCAAACAGCAAAGAGCTACATCATACAGATGGCTAAGGAAAACTACTACGGGTATCGTACAGAGCTAACAAATAAGTATGTTCTCAAAGGATTAGAGCAGGAGCAGGATAGTATTGACCTTCTCAATGCTGTTAGGTTTGAAAACTACGTTAAAAATCAGGAGAGGGTAGAAAATGACTATCTCACCGGATGCTGTGATATCATTACAGAGGATAAAATAATTGACCTCAAAACATCCTGGTCATTAGATACTTTCCCCAGTACAACC